AGTTTCTAGGGAAGGTAGGATTTTAACAGATGAAGGTTTGGATATGATAGTAAATAAACTATGGGGAGTTGGTCCTGTAGGCTTAGGCTTATCTTTTCAAGAAGGAAAGGCTAAAAAGTAATGTATACCATCAATATAGATCATAGACAGGACGGAATGACGACTTATCAGGTATATAGGCAGGATGAGGCTGATGAAGAGGGAATTAGTTACAAATACTGGAAAGAAGCTAAAACAGGGGAATATGGAGTCTCAGATGATGGGTATGTAGCCAAGGTTATTTCTCGTCGGGAATATGATAGTAATCACGACATAAAGAATGTGTATCTCCGGTTTCCCTGGGGATATACGTTTTATAACCCTAAATACCCTACAAAGAAGCTAAAAGCCTCTGGAAGGAAGTCAAATACAACATTTACTGGCAAAACACGGATTGAAGTACAATCTGGCCAGGATACACTAAAAAACCTTGCAGCGATGTTTGCTTTAAAGCCAGATTACGATCTTGCTGTTGATTGGGCCCTAGGTTCGACCACACCAGAAGAGCGCAGGCGCTGGAAACGAACAATGAAATCGGAGGTATTTAAACAGATGGTAAGAGAAGAACTGCAAAAGCTCCTATCAGATCATGGTCTAACCGAAGACTATACGCTTGATCTTTTGACTGAAACTATAGATAAAGCAAAGAATAAGAGTGATATTACTAATTTATTGCGTGCAGTAGAGAATCTACAGGATATGCATGGTATGAAGGATAAACATCTTGTTAAGACTGTGGATACTCTAGAAGCTCACTCGAATACTAAGCTCTTAGATGAACTTATCGAGGAAGAAAAACGAATTATAGCTCAAAGGACTACTACTAAGGAAGAAACTCCTAAGTAGTGGATTACGAAGAAAAATACGAGAGAAAGGAGATACTCCGCCGTTTACGGGGAAACATGGCGTTGTTCGGAAGACACTGCTTTCCTACAGCCCTCCGTAAAGCAACACCGCCATTTCATCATGAAGTGTACGGTGCTCTCGCCGATGACGACAAAACGAGGGTGTTGATAGCTGCTCCGCGTGGGACAGCTAAGAGCACTGTTACCACCCTCATATATCCATTATGGAGATGTGCTTTCAAGAAAAGTGATGAAGACCTCTTTATTGTAATCATATCAGAGTCTCAATCACAAAGTATCAACTTTCTTTCTCGGATTAAGTATCATATAGCACATTCCGAGCCTTTAAGGAGTATTTTTGGTAATTTAGGTCCGCCGAATGAGAAGAGATGGACTAACAATGATATAGTTCTTGCAAATAATGCAAGAATAGTGGCTGTCGGAACAGGACAACGTGTTAGAGGGTTTATTCAGGGTGATACGCGTCCTAATCTTATAATTGTAGATGATTTTGAATCAGAACTTAATGCTGGGACAATGGAGGCTCGGGCTAAGAATAGAAAGTGGATGACAGAGGCTGTGATACCCTCTCTGTCTGATGAAGGCAGAATAGCCGTGATAGGTACCGTAATATCTGAGGACTGCTTCCTATACTGGGCCAAGGGCTCTCCGTCCTGGCATACATTGTGGTACTCTATCTGGGATGAGGAAGAAAAGAGTATTTGGGAGGAAAGATTTCCTAGGGAGAGGATACTTGATATAAAGAATGAGTTTGAAGCAGTAGGGAATGCTAATGGATTCTATCAAGAATACATGAATATTGCTCAATCACCCGATAATGCACCTTTTAAGCCTGAATGGATAAAATTACATCATTATGATTTTGAAAGGATTGCAGGACAGGGGTGCTTAACTAGGAAGATAGGTGATGAAATAGAAGAAATACCTATTGATGTATATTGTGGGGTTGATCCAGCTAGTTCTCTCTCTATAACGGCTGATTTCTTTGTTGTAGTTGCCATTGGCGTTGATAATGAGAATAATAAGTATATGTTGGATTGTTTTCGGAAAAGGATATCTCCAGCAGATCAACCCCAAACTATTATTGATATGTTTAAGAAATATCGTCCAAGACGTTTGAAAATTGAAACAACCGGTTATCAGGAAGCATTAAGAACCGCAGTAAGGGAGATTATGCTAAAAGATAGTCTATATATACCCGGAATTGAGAAGGGTGTTAAACCACGAACGCGTAAGAGCGAGAGATTAATGTCCCTTGTTCCTATGTTTGCTAAGGGTCAGTTTTATATACGTCCAGAAGATACAGCAGCACAACAAGAGTTCTTAAGCTACCCTAAAGGTAAGCATGATGATGTTATGGATGCAGTATGGACTGCACTTGATGGCCATAAGCCTTGTAGGAGTAAAAAACTTGATAAAGATCACGAAAACGATAATCCAATCAAGAAAGTACTTGATTGGCTTACTATGTAGGGGTTAAATTACGTACAATGCCAAGTAATCAAAACGACGATAAGACCAAAGATTTCATAAACGAAACCCTTAAATTGTATAATACCTACTCCACTGAACGTGAGGATTGGTCTAAACATGCAAAAGAGGATAAGGAGTTTCGTTTAGGACGGCAATGGACTAAAGATCAGGAGGAAACATTAAAAGCTCGTGGTCAAGCCCCTATTGTTATAAATCGTATCCATCCGGCAGTTGAAGCAGCAAAAGCTATGCTTACTGCTAATAGACCGTCTTTTAGATGTGCTCCTCGTGAAGATTCTGATAAAAAGGTAGCAAATGTACTATCATCTCTTCTTACATATATGTATGATATCTCAGATGGTTCATCAGTGGTTCGACAGGTTGTGGATGATTACTATACTATGGGTGTTGGCTATATGAATGTATATCAGAATCCTATGATGGATATGGGTAAGGGTGAAGTATGTATACATGATGTAGACCCAATGGATGTGTACGTTGATCCTAATTCAAGGCATAAGTTCTTTGATGATGCTGAAAACATTATTGTTTCAAGGATGTTTACTAAAGAGCAGGCAGTAAGAATGTATCCAATGTATGAAAAGGCTATTCGCAATGCTAATAGCGATCAAAGATGGGATATTACGGAAACTGGCAGATCAACTAATGAGTATGCTGCTCAATTCCCTGAAGATGTTAATACAGTAGCGGATCAGGAGTATGTACGCGGCTATGAGAGATATTTTAAGACACTTGTTAAGAGATATCGGGTGTATGAGAACTTCTCAGGTAAGGAAGACCTCCTTGATGGAGAAAAGTTTAAGATGTATATGTCTCAACCTGCATGGATTTTAAATGGGGAGAGAGTGCTTACTGACGAGGCAGAGGTACAGAAAATAGTACAGCAGATGCAGATACAGATACAACAGCAAAGAGCTCAAGAAGCTATGCAAGCTACTCGAATGGGAGAAGACCCAAATACTATTATGAATCAGCCGATGCCAGAGATACCAGTGGAAAAGGTTACCTTTGCTGAATTAGCTGATCGTAAGATGCTTGAAATTGTTGAAGTAGATGTATCTAGGGTTAAGATGTGTGTTATCATGGGTGATGCTTACCTTTATTCAAGGGTTCTTCCTACAGAGCATTATCCAATAGTACCATTTATGAATATACATACACGAACCCCATATCCTACATCAGATGTTAGGATGGTAAAAGGGGTACAGGAATTCATTAATAAGACACGATCTCTTATTATAGCACATGCAACAACATCAACTAATGTTAAAATACTTGTGCCAGAGGGTAGTGTGGATATGAAGGAATTTGAGGAGAAATGGTCACAACCTGGTGTTGCTATAGCATTTGATCCAACCGATGGTGCTCCTATGCCAGTTCAGCCGGTTCCTCTTCCTAATGAGCTTTATAATAATGAAAAGACTGCTAAATCAGATATAGACCATCAACTTGGACTATATGAGATGATGATGGGTAATACTCAGGCAGCTCCTCAAACATATAAGGCTACTATATCTCTTGATGAATTTGGTCAGAGAAAGATTAAATCTAAGCTTTCTGATATAGAAGCTGGATTAACTAGGGTTGCTCAGATAGCTATTCCTCTTATGCAACAACTATATACAACG